CATCCCATTTAATTGTAGAATAATCATTATTTTGAAATGAAAATTCAGAATTGGGTTTTAATTTACGAATTGCTAAAACTAAATGATTATCCATTAAGCACCTATCTCCATTAATGTAATGCTACTTCTTGAACTATTTGCTTGATAAACAACAGTTGCATTGCCTGATGTGGTGGGTGGCGCACCTTGTAATTTATATGTAATTGATGAAGTAGTTGCTGGACTGTCAAGATAAACGACAGGACAAAAACCGCCTACTCTTAAAGTAGTGGTAACAGCCGCTCTGACAAACATAGCCAAACCACCTGAATCATTTAATGCAAATATATTTGTAGAATCTCTCATTAATCTCAAGAAAGATGCTGCTTCTGTGTTATCTCTTGTTGAAAATATATTTTGACTTGCAATAATTAATATGTTACTTGTGGCAGAAGTTGGTGTAATTGACCCAGATAATCCTGTATCTGTAAAAGTGGTTGTAGATACTGTTGTTTCTGCGCCACCTGATGCTGTTGTAGCATTTACTACCTGTAATACTTTGCCACCACCTGCAGCAGCAGCCCATTTAAGACCAGTACTAGTAGAACTATCCGCTACAAACCGCAGAACAATCTCATAGGATTGTGCAAATAGGGATTATTCTCGTATAAATACGATTGTGCCTAGACAAAGAACAATCCCACAGACTAGGATCAATCGCACTATGGAACAGATACCAATAGAAATAATTAAAGAAAAACTCAAGAATAGATACGAAACTCAAGGCTTCTCAGAGGCTTTATTCCGTAACGATTTCAGTTTATTACTGCGCCTAGGAGTTCATCCACAGGTTGCAACTGTTGAGGATTTGCAGCATCTAGTTATGGGTGTTAAATCAACCTCTACTAAAGGCACCTACGCCGCAAGATTACGCAGCATATTTAAAGCCCTACGCAAGATGGGTCTAATTGATAATCAAGCCGATCTTGACCTGCCAGCCGTTCGTAAAAGCAGGGGGCTGCCGCACCCGCTAACGCCAGGCGAAGCCGAATTAGTTATGACTAAGGCTGAACTGCCAATGCGAGATTGGTTCATAATTGCCTGTAAGTCAGGGTTGCGAGCAATGGAAGTGGCAAACCTGCGTGGGGTTGATTTAGAAAAAGGTGAAGGCGGTTATATTCTGCGAGTAGCAGGAAAAGGTGGCACCGATCTATCTATACCTGTTGCAGATATTGTGGCTCAAACTATTTTAAAGCACGAAACAACAGGAAAGATTTGGAGCGTTACTCCAAATAAGTTAAGCAAGATGTGTTCACTAGAAATGAAAATTCTAGGCATAAGGCGAAAAACCTTCCACGCTTGCAGGCATTATTTTGCAACCAATATGTTAGAAAAATCCAACGGCGATCTATTAGCAGTTCGTGATTTAATGAGGCACTCATCAGTTGCTACTACTCAGGTTTATACTCAACTTGCTACTGGTAGAACTCGATCATTAGTGAATTTATTATGAGTATGTTTTTATTTGATTTCCCAGATATAGTAAAAAATATTGATGATGCAATCAATGCTATTGAGGATTCGGGGCTAGTTTAAGGAGAAAAATGACCGCTAACGAATGGGCATCTCTGGCTGTTGCTACAACCACCCTAATAGGCGCATTAGCCATAGGCGTCAGGCACCTAGTCAAGCATTATTTATCCGAACTTCGCCCTAATGGTGGCACAAGTTTGCGTGATTCTGTTGATAGACTAGAGCGTCAAGTTGAGGAAATCATAAGCATATTAATTAATAAAAAATAGGGGGCAAAAATGGCGGTTACAGTTTACACATTACCAGATTGTATCCAGTGCGAGATGACTAAAAAGTATTTAGATAGACATAAGGTTGAATACTTAACAGTAGATATGAGCCAAGATAAAGAAGCCTCTGAAAAGATAGCAGAATTAGAATATAAGCAAGCGCCAGTTGTTGTCTACAACAACTTTCATTGGTCAGGGTTTAGACCAGATAAAATTAAAGCCTTGCATTTATTATTGTTAGATAAAGGAATAAAGGATGCCAAATGAGTACTGTTGCCAAGAAAGCCACACCTGCTGCAATTGCTGTTCTGCGCCAAGCGACGGCACTTCGCCCCAAGCGCAAGAAGGCAAGCGATGGGCTACTGCCATCTGCTGCTCATCTAACTCAAAGTCCTAACTCAGACCACAATACAGGTTATGCGGTTGATCTAACTCACGATCCTAAGAATGATATTGATTGCTTTGATATATATAAGAAATTACAATCAGACCCTAGAGTTAAGTATTTGATATTTACTGGTAAGATTTGGTCAGCCAAAAATGGGGAAACAAAATATTCTGGAGCAAATCAACATAATAAACACCTACATATTTCCATCAAAGATAACTGCGGTAATGACACATCACCTTGGTTTACTTGGATGGGAAAAGTAAAAAAACTCAACAAAGTAGTAGCCTCAGTAAAGCCACTACCAAAGAAGGAGAACTAATGAAGGATTTAATCGCTAAGTTAAAAAGTCCTAAAACAATCGCTGCTTTTAAATCTTATTGCAGAGCAGTTTTAGCATCAGCGGTAACAATGGGAATTGCACTTGCTTCTAATCTTGCTCCTGAATATGCAATCTTGATTGGTGGATTAACAGCACCTCTTGCAAAATGGGCAGATAAAACTGAGAGAGAATACGGCTTAGGTTCAGAGTAATTTATGAATCGGGGGGAAATTTTAGATGAAGCCAAAAGGCTTACAAACGCTGATAGACAAAAATCTTATGGAATGCCTGCTATTAACTTTAATCGTATTAGCAGGCTTCTATCTGCTTATCTTGATTGTGAGATAACACCAGAGCAAGGCGCTATAATTTGCGCACTGATCAAAGTAGCAAGATCGATGGAAACTTATAAGGCAGATAATTACATTGATGGCGCTGCTTATTTTGCAATAGCGGGGGAGTTAGCAAATGGTAGAAAGTGATCTAATAGTTATTATTCCAACTAGGGGGCGGCCCGATAATGCCGTTGCTTTAGAGCAGGCTTTTGTAGATACAAATACAACAGCCAAAAGAGTTTATGTTGTAGATTTTAGCGATGAAACTCGCAGTGAATATTCTTGGAAATTACCGCTTGAATCTGTAATTATGATTCACAATGAAACCAAAGGAATGGCTTACCCTTTAAATTATGCAGCGCGTGAGTTTCTAGGCGAGTTCGATAACTTTGCATTTATGGGAGATGATCACCGCCCAAGAACTACTAATTGGGATCAGTTATTTGTTGAGCAACTTTATTCAGGCTCAGATATTGTTTATGGAAATGATTTATTCCAAGGAGAAAAATTACCAACTGCTGTTGCAATGTCTAGTCAAATTGTAAAAGAGTTAGGCGGAATGGTGCCTGATAGCCAGCGCCACTTATACCTTGATAACTTCTGGTTAAAACTAGGGCAGGATTTAGGCAAGATTAAATATATGCCTGAAGTAATAATTGAACACTGCCACGCCTTCAACGGCAAAGCGCCAATGGATGAGAATTATGCCAGAGTAAATGCTGCCGAAGTTTATGCAGCCGATAAAATAGCATTTGATAATTACATTAGGAGCGATAGGTATAAAACCCTGCTTTCTAAAATCAAATGAAAATTTTAATTACAGGCGATCAGGGGTTTGTAGGTAGAGCATTCTATCGAGCCTTAGATACTAAAAATAATGAAGTAGTTGGCTTTGATATTAAATCAGGCATAGATGCTCGCAAGTTCTTTGCAGCCGATGACACTTACTTTGATGTTGTAATTCACCTAGCCGCCGTCGTCGGTGGCAGAGCCACCATCGAGGGGAACCCTTTGGCAGTTGCCACTGACCTGGCGATTGACTCAGACCTATTTCAGTGGGCGCTACGAACTCGCCCTGGGCGAATTGTTTACTTCTCATCCTCTGCTGCTTATCCAATTATGTTACAGAAGGCAAGATTTAAAGCAAGATTATCTGAGCAAGATATAAATTTAGAACACATAAGAACCCCCGATCAAACTTATGGCTGGAGCAAATTGACTGGCGAAATGCTGGCGCAGTATGCAAGAGATGAAGGTTTGAAGGTAACAATCCTGCGACCATTTTCAGGATACGGCGCTGATCAATCTTTAGATTACCCATTCCCATCATTTGTTGCTAGGGCCAGGGCTAAGGCATCACCATTCAAAATATGGGGATCAGGTCAGCAAGTTAGAGATTTTGTGCATATTGATGATGTAGTCCAAGCAACTTTTGCAGCAGTTATTAATGATGTTAAAGTTATGAATATTTGCTCTGGTAGGGCAACTTCTTTTATTGAATTGGCAGAGATGATGATGTTGGCAGCAGGATATTTAGCACCGATAGAAACTGATCCAACTGCACCTGTTGGTGTTGAATACAGAGTTGGCAACCCTAAATTTATGAATATGATTTATGAACCAAAGATTTCTTTAGAGCAGGGCATAGCGCTAGCACTAGCCCAATAAAAAACCCCTACCTCGCAATCATCGGCGAGGT